GAAAAATGATATGGCATATCAAGCAATAAAAGAATATTATGCTTATCTTTATAATAAAAAAGAAACATATGAAGCGGATGTTTATAAAACTTACATAATGCCCAATTGTTACTGTCATCGCCTACGCAGAAACAGAGATTGTAGTTATTGTCATGAATTTGAATATACGTATAAATTTGTTCCTCAAGATTGGAAATGTTGTATTCAGGATAACCCACAATTTCTAAAAATTTGTTATGGTGAAAAGGAACCACATACCGATTATAATGAAGAGGATAGTTGTTCATATGATTATCATTACGTAGACCCCGGATTTGAATGGTAACTAAATAGTGGATATAAATGCCCAATCTAATTCATCACATATTTTCTTCCAAATATTATCCTGTTCTATTCTTTTCTCTCTATCTTTTAACATCGGAAAATAGGGCAGAAATTGATCTTGTCCTAACAATTCACATAATTTATAAACAGTATAATAATAATTTAAAAAATTCACTCTATCATCAGGACAATATTTCGCATATGGAGATTGAATATCCATAAATAAATTACATAACGTATCCTCTAATTCTGGTGTCATTACCGGAGGTTTTATTCCTATTATATCTTTAATAAATGGTATGTGCTCATAATATTTATTATATCCTAATTTCTTTAATATTTCTTTTGCCTTTGCATTTGTTATAGTTGATGTTGATATTCTTTCTTTTTTAATTTGATTTTTTATATCTTCTATTACCATCTCGGGTATCTGGGTTGTTTCCTTTGCTTGGAATTGAGCCAATATCTCTCTAAAATGATTAATTCTTTTATATGCATAAAAACATACTTCTTTAGGTGGTTCCTTATATGAGGGTTTCTCATTCTCAATTAAATATGGTTTATTCTTTGCACATTTATTACATATTAAAATTCCCTCTTCTACCATCGGCACTAATTCACCTTTATTGCAATATTCACATATATGTGTGGGTATTACAAAATTATTTACATCTATTAATTCAGAATTTATACGACTTAAATACGAGTTCACTATGTTTATAGTAGTGATGTCTTTTTCGGAATCACTACATGTATCAATCTTAAAAAAACTATTCAACATCGTGCTTTTATTTTCAGTTTTACCTATATTTTTTTTATTCTCAAAATATTGAAACACATCTTTAGCATTTTCTAATAGGTACTCTTTTTTTTTACCCTTTATATTTTTTAATCTCAATTTAATATCTTTTATTTTATCTTCAATATCTAATTTTTCGTCTATTGAAATTGTTTTTTCGGCTATTAATCTTTGTTCCAGACATTTCCTTTTATTTAACAGTTTTGGATATTCATCTACCTCATTTGTGTGAATCTCATTTAGTATATCATTATGTTTACCATCTAATGTAATTGACGACCTATAATCAACTCGAATTTTTTTCGTTGTCTTGGGTTTGAAATTAGGCATATATTAATATATTTCTTATGTTTATATTTGTTTTTGCATTTAAAACTTACAATACTTTTCTATAAAAAATGTATGGATAACATCGTTGATGAAGAAAAACTTGCTAAATTAGTATTCATTTCTAACGCATTAGATAGTGGATGGACAATTGCTAAAATAGATGAAAATTATATATTTAGAAAAAAACACGGCAATCAAAAAGAAATTTTTGAAGATGCTTACCTTAAAACCTTCTTAAAGTCAAATGCAAATATTCGAAATTTTCTCACCAAGTAATATTTTAATTAAATTAATTAAGCTATTTCTACAAATATTTTTATCTTTAGCTATATTATAATATGGGTGGTGGTCTCATGCAACTCGTAGCCTATGGCGCACAAGACGTATATCTTACTGGTAATCCTCAGATTACTTTCTGGAAAGTTACTTATCGCAGATACACTAACTTCTCAATGGAATCTATTGAGCAAACTTTCAACGGTCAAGCTGATTTCGGCCGTCGTGTAACATGCACAATCACCAGAAATGGTGATCTTGCTTACCGTACTTATCTTCAGGTCACTCTTCCTGAGATCGGTACCGACCAAGCTGCTCATGCCCGTTGGTTGGATTTCCCCGGAGAGCAACTTATCGCTCAAGTTGAGGTCGAGATTGGTGGACAACGCATCGACCGTCAATATGGCGACTGGATGCACATCTGGAACCAACTTACCATGACATCCGAGCAACAACGTGGATACTTCAAGATGATTGGTAATACTACTCAACTTACCTACATCACCGATCCTGAGTTCGCCGCTGTCGATGGACCCTGTGGTGGATCCGAGGCCCCTGCTCAGGTATGCGCTCCCCGTAACGCTCTTCCTGAGACAACTCTTTATGTGCCTTTCCAATTCTGGTACTGCCGCAACCCCGGACTTGCCCTTCCTCTTATTGCCCTTCAATATCACGAGGTCAAGATCAACCTTGACATTCGCCCCATCGACGAATGTTTGTGGGCTGTTTCCACTTTGGAAAAGGATTCTGGTTCTGCCCAAGCCACAAGTGCTTACAACCAATCCCTCGTAGCCGCTTCTCTTTATGTTGACTACGTTTTCCTTGACACCGATGAGCGTCGCAGAATGGCACAAAACCCTCACGAGTACCTCATCGAGCAACTCCAATTCACAGGTGATGAATCTGTCGGTTCTTCTTCCAACAAGATCCGTCTTAATTTCAATCACCCCTGTAAGGAGCTCATCTGGGTTGTCCAGCCTGATTCCAACGTCGATTACTGTGCTTCCCTCACCGGCGGTACTCTTCTTTTCAAGGCTCTTGGTGCCCAACCTTTCAATTACACCGATGCTATTGATGCTCTTCCCAACGCTCTTCATGCTTTCGGTGGTGATTCTGGTATCACAGGTACTAATAATTTCATCAACGCTTCCGGTCTTTTCAACGATGCTGGAGCTGCTGATATCCACACCGCCAACACCTCAGGTTATACCGCAGCACCCACCGACGGAACTGGATACGGTGAGTTTGCTGGTAGTGCCGTCTCTGGTGTCTCCGATGCCGGAACTTTCGTCCTTGCCGAGAGTGCCCTTGACATGCATTGCTGGGGTCTTAACCCTGTAGTTGTCGCCAAGCTTCAACTTAACGGCCAAGATCGCTTCTCTGAGCGTGAGGGTACTTACTTCGACCAAGTACAACCTTTCCAGGCTCACACACGTGCCCCTGATACTGGTATCAACGTTTACTCCTTCGCCCTTCGCCCTGAGGAGCACCAACCTTCTGGTAGTTGCAATTTCTCCAGAATTGACAACGCTACTCTTCAACTTGTCCTTTCTAACTCTACCGTCAGCGGTACCAACACCGCCAAGGTTCGTGTCTATGCCACTAACTACAATGTCCTTCGTGTCATGAGTGGCATGGGTGGTCTTGCCTACTCCAATTAAGCAATCGGTTTTGCTTACTAGATTTTAAATCTTAAATAAATAATATTATTAATTAATTAATATTATTTATATATATATGAACAGTGCTAAGTTTATTTCGCCTGGATATGAAAAAAAAATAAATAAAATAACTGTTGATGAGAACATATTAAGTATATTTGATTTTAGTACTAGTTTTGATAAACAATCGGCAGAATTTAAAACCAAAATTGAAAGTATGCAAAAAAAAATAACCGAACTTTGTTGTGATCAAAGTCACAGTAATAAAGAACTACATAAAGAAGGTTTAAAACTTGCTATTAACACTAAAATTGCAAATATTAATAAAGCCATCACAGAAATTGAACAAAATTTCGATACTTCTAAGGATCCGTTTACTAAAAAAAATGGGGATGTGAATAAAGAATTAACTGATTATTTTAACAGCCGTCTAATTGATGGACTTTATGAATATTATAAAATTTTTAGAGATAACATATTCAAAGCATCATTAGCTGCAATTAAAGATGAAAAATCAATTATAGCTGTAGATAAAACGAAAAAAGAAGATGGTAATGCTACTACCGTATCTGCTAATAAGACAGAAGAAAGAAAATTAAAAATGACAAATCCTTTCAAGCGTGGCCCCAAAGGATTTAAAGGAACTCCTGAAGAATTAAGAGTACAAATACGAGGCAAAATTACCCAACTAAGCAAAGGCAAAAATAAAGAGAAATATAAAGATAAAATAACAGAATACAACGATATATTAAAAAAAATAGATAATATAAAAAATACTTCTGAAATTAATGAAATTTTACCTGATATTAATAAATATATACAGACTACATCAATTAATTTTGGTGAAAAAGGTAAATTAAAAGGTGGTACATATGATAAAAATAGTAAAACAAAAAAGAAAATGGGGAAAAGAACAAAAAAACGAACATTTAAAAGTAAATTTTTAATGGATATCTAGGTTATTTAAAAAAAATTGAATTAGAAAAGGTGTATATTATTATTTTAATATAATATGCAACAGCAAGAAGAATATATCTTAGAAAAACCTCAGCTTAAACGATCAACTAATATGGAGCCAACTCACTACGGAATACCCATACTTGAACGAACTGATCATTACTCAGGCAATAATGGTCTTGCCCTCGAACAACCAGTCAGAATGGAAGATCTTATGGCTGATCAACCACTAAGAATGGAAGATCTTATGACCGATCAACCACCAAAGTTGGATCGTCAGGAATTAAACCATTTATTTAATATCCCGAATAATCTTCCACGTGAACATGGTATGTTTCCTGACCATTTTGAAAAGGATATGTATAGTTGGTTCAATACTTGCAATAATAAAAAGAAGGCCGAATATATTAAATATTTAACTGATCGTATTGTGAGTGACGATCCTAGAAACAGCCTAGATAATGAGTTATATAGATCATGGAATGACAGTATTCATGAACCTAGACCTACTACGCATATTCCTAGACCCGTACACCTCCCTACACCCGTACGCCTAGGTGCTCAAGATCATTCAGATGAACTACTGAGTAAGATGATCAACGATGATATGATGCATGCAAATATGGAGTATGATACAACCCCCCTTAGGTCACCTGTGATGTCACAGCCTAGAATGATGAGATCTCTTTCTCAGTATCATTCAGCCATTTTAGGTGATAATTTATCGCTCGATTTGGAAGAAGAATATGTGGATGATTTCGATATTTCGAATGAGATGGATGTGGCTGGTACTGAAGATGACATGGATGTGGCTGGTACTGATAATGATGATTAAAAACAAATAAAAAATAAAAATAAAAAAAAAATAAAAAAATATATTATTTATTAATAATATATTTTTTGTATTACTTGGTGAGTATAAAACTTATCGGGAAAAAATTGATTTCTTAAAATTGATTTATACTTGTTTAAAATAAAAGATGAATTCTATGATTAATCATGATATCACAAGACTTATTAATCAACAGTTTAAGAGTATTGTTTGTAATCTGGCTGTTAAATATAACTTTGATGAGGCAGAGGCAATTACCTATCTTGAAAACTACAATAATATTCCTACTACTCCAGCTAATTTACAATCAAACGAAGAACGCCCTATTTCTACTCCCAATAATGATATACCTAAAAATGATCTAATTTCAAATACACCACCCTCTGAGAAAAAGAAACGTGGGCGACCCAAGAAGGCAGTTGATGAAACAGCTAGCGAAGATAAACCAAAGAAAAAAAGAGGTCGCCCCAAGAAGGAAAACAACGTAACAATTGTTAATGATACCGATGATGATGAACCAGCGACCAAGGTAAAATCTACAGAAGATATTATTGCATCATCAAATACACCAGCTAATAGCCCAAGAGAAAATAATGATGACAGAGATGAACATAATGATAGAGAATTGGAAGAAGATTCTATATCTGATCTAGAGATCGATGTACAAGAATGGTCATGGAAAGGCGATAAATATTTAAAAGACGAGAATGATACTATTTATTGTACCAATACACATCAGAAAATGGGAAGGTATTGTGCAAACACAAATACTATTATTTGCAATTAAATAACAATTATAATTCATTTATTTTTTATGCATACCGTAGCTGGAAAAATTTGCACCGTTGGTATTTGAAATTTAAATCTTCAAAGATGTATATGACAATATTCGATAATAAATATTATATAATACGACAAGGAGATTTCGCTACCAACGGCAATACCAAAATTTTATATTCTACTTTTTCGATTTGTTTAAGTATTCATGACTATATCGATACTGGTTCTAAAGATTGCGTTTTTATTTTAATTGGTTCTACTTTTACATGGACTATGATTGAATTTTTACTACAAATTACAGCTACACGCAACATAAAACCGATGTATATTACTAATTTGTATGGGAAAAAACATTTTTTACACAAATATTTAGGTATGTTTTTACAGGGCTTTCAAGAAGGGGGGGTAGTTACTACTATTGGATTATATTTTGGAGATCGATTGTTTGATTTCAAATACTTATTAATGTATCATGTATTGATATTATTTATTATTATGAGTATGTTTTTCAAAAAAAATAATTGGAACAATAATAATTATTCTAAACGACAAATCAATACTACTTCATCATTAGGTTTCATGGGAACAATCACATTATACAACGTAAAAATATTATATGATAATCCTATGCATTTTCAAAGACAAGCAACAATGTTTTTTGCGATGATATATATTTCGTCAATATGGACATTAATGTCTTATTATAAAAATTTTAGAAATGTTGAACTTCAAATCAAGGACAGTTCGAACCAATATGTTGTAAAACCGCATAACTATTTGGATGCATTTATTATTTTAGGATATGATATATTTTTTGAAATTGGAGTGGCTTATTTAACTTTTTATAATTGGTTCCTATTACCTAATTCTTATTCTCATTTAAATTGATATTTAATCTTTTAATAGTATATGATTAATATAACTGCAGATTGTATATTTTCCAATTGGATATTAGTATGGTCAATAATATATATATTTAAAATTATCGATGTTCCATCTCCATTTTATTCTATTATTTTAGCGCTTATATATAATGCTTATAGCTCATTTTCAATTTTATATAATAATGGAAAATTGAAAGACTTTATTATTTTCTGGGTACTTGTTTTTATTACAAAAATATATCCTGCGTATTTAATAGGGAAACCAAAAAATAGTAATGGTTTATATTTTGGCATTTCATTATTTATAATATACCTTTTATATGCGGTATATACTATGGGGGTTACAGATTTAAAAGGTATGATACGTGAAAATCATACAAAATATGGACCGGGTACAACATGTATAATAAAATTTGTTGAGAAAATTGCATAACATAAATATATTAATAAATATTTAATTTAATATATTTATTCAAATAATGCTTCTATAAATTTTTTATGTATTTCATCTGAAGCTTTGTGTGCTACTCTATGAGGACCAAAACCTGGATTGGAATTTACCTCAATTATTACTCCTCCTGTTATATATGATAATGATATACTAGAACTTACGTAGTCAATTCCTAAATTTACACCTCCTATTAATTCACTACATTTTTCAAACATTAAAATATTATCAGGATGAACATCATTTATATTTACTGGTCTAGAAACAGCACCATTACTCAAGTTCACTACACCTGATAATTTTACTGTTTTACCATACGGTACAACACCATCTAATTTATATCCTTGTTTTTTAAAATATTCTTCATCTATATTTTTTATTGTATGACCTTTTGCTGCTCCTATTTGAGTTTTATTATTCTTATTGTATTTTTGAATTAGTTCTGATAATATTGAAATTCCATCACCTTTTACTTCTCCACTAACTTTCTCTACTATATCAACAATCTTATTTTTATGTGTAAATATTCTATAATCTTTTCCGCCTTTATAATACTCTTCTACCATACATTCACCTTTACCACTTATATTTTTCATCGTTTTCTTTACTTTATTATGCAAATCATCATAGGTATTTATATCTACATATACTCCTATCCCTTTAGAACCTTTTGTTGGTTTTACTACAAATGGTGGATTTAATTTTAAATATATGTTTTCTAAATTATCTTCTATGGACAATTTATTATCACATACATAAAATGATGGAACTTTTATTCCATTATTCATCAATAATGTAGATGTTAATTCTTTATTTCCACATATGTCTTTTACTGATTTTTCATTTCCCATACTTAATAAACTAATTACCTTACCATCTTTTCTTACTATTGTACTATTTCCAGACTCAAGTTGATAACCATTATCTTTTAACCATTTTATAGTAGTTTTAAAATTGAATGTTCCATTATTGCTGAAACCTGGTTTATGCCATAAATATAATACTATTATAATACTTATTATTAATAAAATAAAATTA